ATCGTCCGCTTCGCCATCTCGCCCGGCAGCTGGAACGCGAGCAGCACCTTGCCGGAGTTCGCCCTGCAGCGGGCCGGCAGGGCCACGCCAAGGCGCTCAGTGACGAACTCAACGATGCCCCGGGCCTTGCCCTCGTCCGGCACGTCGATGTCCAGCGCGCGCACTGCGCGCGTCTGCAGGCAAATGCCGTAATCCGGCACCGCCGACCACCGCTCCAGCTCCGCGTCGCTGGCCTTGTGGCGTGTCCAGCCGACCAGGCCAACCACCGTGTCGTGCCCGTTGTACCGGCTGGGCACCTTGCCCACATCCTTGATTTTGGAATCCGGCGACACGACAGCCGCCGGGTTGGATACCACCGGGAGCAGGTCAGCCCCCAGGCCCAGCAGCAGGTCGAAGTGCAGCCAGTCCTCGTGCGTCGCGCCGTAGCGTGTCATCCCTCGCCCCTCATACCAGGTCCGCCGCGCCGTCGAACTCGTCCTCGGCCGCCTGCAGCCGCTCGCGCGAAATCTCCAGATACGCCGCCTCGCGCTCGATGCCGATGAACCGACGCCCTGCCAACAGCGCGGCCACACCTGTCGTGCCGCTGCCGGCGAACGGGTCGAGAATCAGCCCGCCCGGCACGACGGGCCGCACCAGCTCCCGCATCAGCGCGGTCGGCTTGCCCGTCAGGTGGTGCTTGTCCGCGCGCTTGACGACAACCTGGTGGCACCCGTCGAACGGCCCGTCGTGCGTGAGCTGCACCGCCGCACCCTTGGTGCCCCACACGACGTACTCGCACTGGTGCCTGAAATATCCCTTGTGCGGCGCCCGCGACCCGCGACCCTTGTCCCACGGCACGATGCCGCGCCAGAACACCCCGCCCGCCTGCACCGCGTCAGTCATCACGGGCAGCTGCCGCCAGTCCGTGAACGTCAGGAAGTACCCACCGGGCTTCATGATCCGCACACACTCGGCGATCCACAGCGAGCACCAGGCGAAGTAACTCCGCTGGTCCCTCGAGTCCCCGCCGAAGCTCGGGTACTGCCCCTGCGACGAGTGCTGCGTGTACTTCGCGTCGGGATCCCGGGCTTTGTCGTCGCGGGAGAAGCCGCCGGACGAGTACGGCGGGTCGGTGATGACAGCGTCGACCGACTCGTCGGCCATCGCCATCAGGGCAGGCAGCGCCTCGCCTTCGATCAGGGTCCACGGGCTCATGCCGCACCTACTGAAAAAAGAGGCGGTTCCGACCCCGATAGAATGGAAGCTCTCACACAACCCACTACCGATGGAGGAACCGCCGTGAAAACGACAGACGACAAACTCGACTTTCTCACCGGCCAGGTCGCGGCGCAGACCTTGGCTATAAGGGCGCTGCTCATGACGCACCCCGCGAAAGACGAGGCGGTTGCGCGTTTCCACGACGAATTCGAGCAAGCGTTTTCGCGAGTCTTGCCGCGCGCCTTTCCCGATCAGTTTGTCGACGGTCTGCAAACGGTGCGCGGTATGTTCTTGGAACCTTGAACCTGCGCGGCAAGCCGAGCACGTCGGCGTAAGTGTCGGCCCACCGGCCGGGGTCAAAGGCCGTCATGCTTCGTGCTCCGCGGTCAAGTCGTCGAATTCCTCGGCGGTAAACACCTCTGGGTACTTCAACCGCAGGAACAGCAGGCGCGCCTTCGGGATGCCGCGCACGCGCCATTCGCTGACGGAAGGGTTCTTGACTTCGCAAAGGCGTGCAACCTTCGAGGTGCCGCCGAGAGCATCAATAATTTCGGAAGATGTCATGGTTGTGTAAGGGGCTGGTCAACAGAAAGAAACGCCATGATGTTAGGCTTGCCTAGATGTCAGAGTCAAGCAAAACTAGCGATTTCATTGTTAGGATTTCCTACCATGATGACCTTTACTGAACGGCTGAACCAAGCGTTGTCCGAAGCGGAGGGGGTCAAGCAGATCGACTTGGCCCGCGCCTGCGGGGTGAGCACGGCATCCGTAAGCGCTTGGTTCTCTGGCGGGACGCGCTCCCTGCGCGGCGCAAACTTGACCAGGGCCGCGGCCCTGCTTCGCGTCAACCCCCTGTGGCTTGCAGAAGGGCGGGGGCCGAAGCGCCCGGACGCCACAGCCGTAGAGCACGCGCTAACCCCTCCACTCACGCCACGGCAGGAAGCTTTCTTGGGGTTGCTCGATGGGCTGACCGAAAGCCAACAGGAAGAAGAGTTCCAGCGGCTTCAAGCTCAGAAACAGCAGAACGACGAGATGCTGACCGAGCTGTTAAAGCGGAAGGCAGGATGATGTCACCGAGAATGCACCTTCTGGCGCTACTGCTGCTACTACTCGGGGGGTGCACTACCACCGACACGATGCAGTGGGCCGGGGTAGGGGGCAGCAAAGCCGATGGCCTCGTCATCTTGGGCATCGACGTTCCCCCGAAAATAGGGGTGATGGAAACTCATGTGGTGTGGGACGTGCAGCAAGCGAACAACGAGGCCGACCGGAGGTGCCGCAACTGGGGGTACAAAAGCGCGGAAATCTTCCGTGAGCCTCTGCCCGTCCGGGTGATCTGCCACCCGCAAGGCATCAGCCCTTGCTGGTCAAAAACCTACCGGGCCACTTACCAGTGCATAGATGGTTAGTCGCTTCGCCCGCGATCTGCTGGCCGAACTGCTCAAACGGCGCGCGGGCCGATGCCCCCTTGACGTGATCAAGTACGAACCGGCGCGCAAGCGCGACCCCGACATCCCGTAGCACCGCCCAAGCCCCGCTCCCATAAGCCCGCCACCGTGCGGGCTTTTTCTTGCCTGAAAAGTTAGGAAAACCTATTGACAGCTCCGCTAGGCGCGCTTAGCATTGCTCCGTCAGTCGCCCATCAACTCACTGAAAGGAGCACACGCAATGCCCGACACCGACGACCACCCCGCGCTGGCCCTCGCTCGCCAGCTCCACCGGCAGCTCGCCGACATCCACGAGCTGACGGACACCCGTTCGCGCACGCCCTTGCAGGACCGGCAGAAAATCCGCGTCATGGCGCGTGAGGCCCTGCAGCTCGCCGCCGCTGCCGGGGTGCTGTCGTGACCAGCGCCGGCCTCCTAAAGTCGATGGACGACGAGCACCTGCTCGCGTCCGCCCGCGCCGAGCTGCACGCGCTCACCAGCACGCCGCTGGAGCTGGAGCTGCTCGACCGCTTCGAGACGCTGCTCAACCGGCTGGAGCCGATGGGGGCCGAAGCCAGCGAGCTGCGCCAGCTGCGCCAGCTGCGCCAGCTCGCCGACGTGCTCGAGCACGCCGGGTGCAGCGCCAAGGATGTCGAGGATTTGCTGGAGTGCCACCCGGCCCCGCTCAAGGATCAGGCCGCGCTGCTCTCGCTGCTCAACGATCAGGACATCCACACCTTCGACCAACTTGCGGCCCTGATCGAGACGGCCGCCAACTTCCGGTCCCTCGCGACCGACGCGGGCGACCTGTTCGCCCGCCTGCATCAGCTCACCCTCACCACCAACCAGGAGTAACAAGCATGTTCCCGATGACCATCACCCTGCACCACCCCGCACAACTGACCGCCGTCATGGCCGCCCTTGGCGCTGCCCTCGGCGCGCCCGAGATCCCTTTTACGTTGCCGACCGCACCGACGGTCGAAGCTGCCGCGCGCGCCCGACTGCTTGAGGGGCTGGAGCGCGCCACTGACGCCCGAGATGCGGACGCCGCTGTTCCCGCTGTTCCCGCTGTTCCCGCTGTTCCCGCTGTTCCCGCTGTTCCCGCTGTTCCCGCTGTTCCCGCAACCAAAGCCGAGACGAAGGCCCCTGTCGAGATGACCGGCGCCGAAGCCGAGAAGGCCCTGCACGGACACGCAAACAAGCCGGCAGATCAGCCGGACTACACCGCCGTCAGCAAGGCGATTCAGGCCGTCGCAACCGCCAAGGGGCGCGCCGCGGCCGTCACCGTGCTCGGCAAGTTCAGCGTCGCCCGTGGCCCTGAGCTGAAGCCCGAGCAGTACGCCGGCGTCATCGCCGCGTGCAACGAAGCGCTGCTCGCCGGCTGACCGCTATGGCGCCCGCCAGACACGCGCCGCGGCTCGCACAGCCGCCTTTCAGGCCCAGCGACATGCTGTGCCTTACGCCGCGCCAGCGGCGCCTTGTGCGCCCGCTGCGCAACCCTGCGCCGCTCTGCCGGCTGGCCCTCGTCGCCTTCGCGCTCGCCATCGGGCCGCTGGCACGCATCGAGGCCGGCATTGCCGCGTACCACCGCACGCTGCTTGCCGCCAAGGAGAAAACGCAATGAGCACGCACGCTATTTGCTCGCCGTCGTCCGCGCACCGCTGGATGAACTGCCCCGGCAGCGCAGCGATGGAAGCCGACTGCCCCGACGAGTCCAGCGAGTTCGCCATCGAGGGCGCCGCTGCCCACGCGCTCGCCGCCATGTGCCTCGCTTCCGACAAAAACGCACGCGAGTACATCGGCCGCACAGTTCCGGCCGACGCTGACGTTGACTGGGAAGTCGACGCCGACATGGCCGGGCACGTGCAGAAGTACGTGGACTATGTCCGCGACCTCGGCCCCTCGTTGCTGATCGAGAACGCGCTCGACATCTCCGCCCTGACCGGCGAGGACGGCGCCCAGGGCACCGCGGATGCGATCGTCCTCGCCGACGACGAGCTGATCGTCGTTGACTTGAAGTACGGACGGGGGGTCAAGGTCGATGCTGAAGGAAACGAGCAGCTGCGCATGTACGCGCTCGCCGCGCTCGCCGAGTTCGAACTTGTGGCCGACTTCAAGCGCGTCCGCACAGTGATCGTGCAGCCCCGCCTTGACCACATCAGCGAAGCGACCTACACGCCCGACGAGCTGCGCCAGTTCGCCGTCACGGTCAAGGAGCGTGCGTTCCACACCCTGCAGGTGTTGCGCAACGAGAAGCCGGGCGCGTACCGGCACCACCTGACGCCCGGCGAGAAGCAGTGCAGGTTCTGCAAGGCGAAGGCCGTCTGCCCCGCGCTGGCGCAGCATGTCCTGACCACGGTGGCCGACGACTTCGTCGACATCAGCGAGCCCGTCGCGCCGCAGATCGAGCACGCGGCCGAGCGCACGGTCGATAACGCCACACTCGGCAATCTGTTGTCCGCGGTGCCGCTGATCGAGACGTGGTGCAAGGCGATTCGCGCCCGCGTCGAGAGCGAGCTGCTGGCTGGTCGCGCGGTCGCCGGGTACAAGCTGGTACAGGGCCGGGCAGGCAACCGCGCGTGGACCAGCACCGACGAGGCCGAGCGCATCCTCAAGTCGATGCGCCTGAAGGTCGCCGACATGTACGATTTCACCCTGATTTCGCCGACCTCGGCCGAGAAGTTGCACAAGGCCGGCGTCATCGGGGACCGGCAGTGGCCCAAGCTGCAGGCGTACATCACCCGCGCGGAAGGCCGGCCGTCCGTCGCACCGCAGACGGACAAGCGCCCCGCGCTCGCGGTCCAGGCCAGCGCCGACGAGTTCGACGTCCTGCCCGAACCTGCGGAGGACCTGGTGTGATCGTCGAGCGCAAACCCCCGCACACGCTGCTTCCGCCCGAAGCAATCGCCGCGCTGCAGAAGGCCGCGCGCACGGACGCGCCGGACTGCGACCCGCTGGCGAAGACCAAGGCCATCGAGCGCGCAATCCGAGACATCAAGCTCGCCCACCCTCATCTTTTCAAGGAGTAACACCATGGACCTCATCATCAAAAACGTTCGCTTGTCCTTCCCCGACCTGTTCCGCGCCGTCGAGCACAAACCCGGCGACGGGAAACCCCGCTGGAACGCCACCTTCCTCGTCTCGCCGGGAAGCGACGCGGACAAAGCAATCCGCGCGGCAATCCAGGCCGAAGCAACCGCGGAATGGAAGGAAAAAGCCGCCGGCATGCTCAAGGCGTGCGCAGGGCAGACGAACAAGTTCTGCTATCTGGACGGTGACACGAAGCAGTACGAAGGGTACGCCGGCATGATGTACCTCGCCACGCACCGCGCGGCCAAGCTGCGCAACGGGTCGCCGAACACGCCGCCGCTCATCATCGACACCAACAAGCGCCCACTCGACGAAACCGCGGGGAGGCCATACCCCGGCTGCTACGTCAACGCCAAGGTCAGCATCTACTGCCAGAAAGGCGAGAACGCGGGGGTCCGCGCGTCGTTCTCCGTGGTGCAGTTTGCCAAGGACGGGGACGCCTTTTCCAAGGGTACGCCAACCGACGACGAGTTCGACAACATCGCCGAAGGCGCAGACGCGGAGTTCGCCGACATCTTCTAACCCAACCCCGCCCCGACACGGGGCGCTTTGCAGTGCCCGGCGGGCAGTTTTCCCGCTGCGCCTTTGGCCCTTTCAGTTGGTTGATCGGTGCCGGGCACTGCAAAGCGCCC